AACACGGAAAAGTGTTGTATGATATTATTTCTAATGAACATAGTGATAAAGATATTTATTTTGTTCATGGGGGTATTGATGGGAATGAAAGAGAAAAGATTCGTAATATAGTTGAAAAGAATAATAATTCTATTATTATTGCTTTTGGTGATATAAAAATATCTTGTCTTCCATATGAAAAAATACCTTTGACAAATGGAACTTTTAAAATAGCAAAAGAAATAACAGTAGACGATGATATTAATGACAGTTGGATACTAAATAGAAAATAAAGTATTCAACAGGAGTTAATATGAAATACTATACAATATATAAAATAACAAACAACATAAATGGAAAATATTATATAGGAAAACATATAACAGAAAATTTGAATGATAGTTATATGGGATCTGGAAAATTAATAAAAAAAGCAATAGAGAAATATGGTATAGAAAATTTTACAAAAACAATTTTATATTGTTGTAATAATGAAAAAGAAATGAATTTAATGGAAAATTCATTAATAAATCTAGAAGATAATAATATTTACAATTTACAACCTGGTGGTATTGGCGGATTCTCATATATCAATGAAAATAATTTAGCAAATACTGAAAATTTAAAAAATAAAAAATCAATTAAAATGAAAGAATATTGGACTGAAGAAAGAAAAAATAAAAAATCATTAGATATGCTTGAATATTATAATATTAATGGGACAGAAAAAGTTATTAATGCTCTTAAAAAGAGATATTCAGATAAAGAATTTAAAAACAGATTTGACATTAAAATGAACTATGTTAATAAAAATACTGAAAAAAGAAAGAAGGCAGGACAAACTATAAAGGAAAAATGGAATAATGATGAAGACTTTAAAGAAAAGATGAAGAATAGAAAAAGAGGATCTAACAGCAATACTATGAAAGAAAAATGGAAAGATCCTGAGTTTAGAAAAATGATGTTAGATAAAAGAAAGAAGAAATAAATTGAAACCATCAAACATAACTAGAAAGGAGGACGTAGGATGTATTATAGTAGCATCTTACGGAACCTTTTTCTACTGGAATTAATATTAAGAATTTACATAATATTATATTTTCTAGTCCATCTAAGTCTAAAGTAAGAAATCTACAATCTATTGGTAGGGGACTAAGGTTATCTGATAACAAAGAACAAGCTGTTCTATATGATATATCTGATGATCTATCTTGGAAAGAGCGTAAGAACTTTACTTTGTTACATTATATTGAAAGGGTTAAGATATACAATGAAGAACAATTTGAATACAAAACATATAAAATCAATATTAATACTTAGACTTTCAAAGACACAGTCTTATTATACACACGGTTTAAATCTTGTCAAGGGAAAAATGCAATGAGAAAGAAAAATTATATAAACAATAAAGAACTGTATTCGGAAATGGTTAAATATCATTCTGCATATAAAACTAACAAAGAAGTAGAAATATCTAACTACATAGGCAAAGCAATACTTCTTATATGTAACAATCTTTCAAGAAAACCTAATTTTTGTGGATATACATATAAAGAGGATATGATTTCTGATGCAGTGTGTGACTGTGTTGCATCTGTAAAATCATTTAATGTTGAAAAATCAAATAATCCATTTGCATATTTTACACAAACTGCTTGGAATGCTTTTTTAAGAAGAATTGAAAAGGAAAGTAAACAAACAGTATTGAAACATAAAAACTTAGTAAATATGTATGTAATGCCAGAAACATTTGTTGAAAATGATAAAGCAAGTGTAAAATCAAATGAATTTTCTGATGAAATAATAAAAAATTATGAAAATAAATTGACAGAGAGAAAAAACCGTGCTAGATTAAATAGCCTAAGTAAGAAAGGTGTGTTAGATGAAAAGAGATCACTTAGTGCCCGTGGCAGTTAAAGATATTGGAGATAAAGTAGTTTCAAAGATTGTAAAACAAAGCGATAGACTTTATCACATCCAAAGACTAGAAGAAATTAGAGATTATTGTAATACCGTTATTAAAAAATTTGAGAGAAAATGAAAGTAGCAATAATATCAGATACACATTGGGGAGTTAGAAATGACTCTCCAATTTTCTATGAATATAATAAACTGTTTTTAGACAATCAGTTTTTTCCATATTTAGAAGACAATAATATCAACCAAGTTATTCATCTTGGTGATTTGGTTGATAGAAGAAAGTATATCAATTTCTATACTCTTAAAAGATTAAGAGAAGATTTTCTTGATAAGATGTGTGATAAAAATATCACTATGGATTTGATTTGTGGAAATCACGATACTTATTTTAAAAATACAAATGATGTAAATGCTTTAGATTTGCTTTTAAAAGATTATAATAATGTGAAAAATTATATTGATCCACAAGAAGTTTCTGTAGATGGATGTAATATATTATTTTTACCTTGGGTGTGTAAAGATAATGAAAAGAAAACATTTGAAATTATAGAAAAAACAAAATGTCAAATTGCTATGGGACATTTAGAAATATCAGGATTTCCTATGTTTGTTGGTTCTCCTATGTCTCACGGATTTGATAGAAAACTTTTTTCTAAATTTGATATGGTATTTTCTGGGCACTTTCATCATAGAACTTCTGATGGTAATATATTTTATCTTGGTAGTCATTCTGAATTTATGTGGTCTGATTGTAATGACCCACGAGGATTTCATATATTTGACCTAAAAACCAGAGACCTAACCTTTATACCTAATGAATATACCATTCACCATAAATTTGAATATGATGAAAACAATATTGACTTAAAAAACTTAGAAGAAAAAGATTTTAAAAACAAGATAGTTAAAATTATTGTAAAAAACAAAACAGATAACTTTGCTTTTGATTCGTTTATTGAACTTCTTGAAAACTATTCTCCTTACAAATATCAAATTATAGATGAAGTCATTGAGATAAATGAAGAAGATTTAGTGTTAGAAGCAGAATCTACACTTGATATATTTAAAAAATATATACATAGTTCTAATACTGGTTCTATTGTGAAAGATGAGCTTGAAAGAGTTATAGTAGATCTATATAATGAGGCAATCGATAAAGAATGATTATTTTTGAAAATATAAAATGGAAGAATTTTCTTTCCACTGGTAATGTTTATACTAAAATTAATCTATCAAAAAATAAAAATACACTTATAATAGGTGAGAATGGTGCAGGAAAATCTACCATTCTCGATGCACTTACTTTTGCTCTTTATAACAAACCATTCAGAAAAATTAATAAAGGACAGCTTGTTAATTCTATTAACAATAAAGGTGCTGTTGTTGAACTTGAATTTTCTCTATACAAAAACAAATATAGGATTGTAAGAGGAATTAAACCAAATATTTTTGAGGTCTATAAGAATAATGATTTAATAAATCAAAATGCAGATTCTAAAGACTACCAAGAATATTTAGAAAAGCATATTCTAAAAATAGGTTATAAATCTTTTTGTCAAGTTGTTGTTCTTGGGTCAGCAACATTTCTTCCGTTTATGCAATTGCCTGCTGCACAGAGAAGAGAGATTGTTGAAACACTTTTAGATTTACAAATTTTCACAACTATGAACAGCGTTCTAAAAGATAAAGTTCAGAAAAATAAAGAGGATTTTATTAGAGTAGAAGAACAAAAAAGAAATATAGAAGAAAAGATTATTATAATCAAAAAGTATATTGAAAAAAGAGAACAGGAAAGCAAAGAAAGTGTAGAAAAGAAAGAAAAAGAAATTAAAAAGATTGATGAAATTATCATTTCTAAAAAAGAGGAACTGAAAAAAGTTGAGAAGGAATATCACGAATTATCTCAAGATGTTTCAGATGATAAAAAGATTACAAATGAGAATACAAATCTATTACTGCTAAGAGAAAAAATAAATTCTAAAATAGATATGGTCTCTGAAGAAATAACATTCTTGGAAACAAATGATGATTGTCCAACCTGTAAACAGAGAATAGAAGAAAGTTTTAAATTAGAATCTATTGGTGATAAAAATGATAAACTTAAAGAATATAAAGACGGTTTATTTCTTCTAAAAGAAAAAATATTCAACAATGAAAAGGAAATGCAAAGTTTAAATGAAAGTAAAGAAAAGTTATCAAAAGTAAAAGACCAATTCAAAGATATTAGTTTTGATTTATCTTCAACAGAGAGAATGAAAAAATCTATTGAAGCAGAAATAAAAAGCATAAAGAAAAAAGAATCTACTATTAGTAATGAAGAAATAAAAGATAGTGAAGAAGAATTGATAAAAATTAATGATATATATAATGAGTTGATAAAAAATAAAGATTTGTATTCTGCATCATCTGTGTTATTGAAAGATAATGGAATCAAGTCTAGGATTATTAAAAAATATATTCCTATAATCAACAAACTTATTAATAAGTATCTTTCTGATTTAAATTTCTTTGTTAAGTTTGAATTAGATGAAGAATTTAATGAGGTTATTAAAAGTAGACATAGAGACGAGTTTTCATATTCATCTTTCTCAGAAGGTGAAAGGATGAAAATAAATCTATCAATACTTTTTACTTGGAGAATGATTTCTCAATTAAGAAATTCTATCAATACAAATCTATTGATTATGGATGAAGTTTTTGATAGTTCTCTTGATAGTGAAGCAACTGAAGATTTTATGAAACTATTGAATGAATTTGGAGACAAAACAAATGTGTTTATCATTTCACACAAAACAGAACAGTTAAATGAAAAATTTGACAACATTATTCGATTTAAAAAAAAGAAAAACTTTAGTAAGATAGCACAATGATATTAGATATTGTAGACAAAACAAATCCTATACTTAAAGAAAAGATGGATAGATTTGATTTTTCTGAACCACAAACAGACCCAATAGAATTAGCACATAATTTAACTCAGACTATGATTCATAATAATGGATTAAGTCTTTCAGCAAACCATGTTGGTTTGCCTTACAGAGCATTTGTTATTATGTCTAATCCAGTTATCTGTTGTTTTAATCCAAGAATTGTAGATGAAACAAATGAAACAGTTTATCTAGAAGAAACAAGCTTGACTTATCCTGGATTATCAGTTAAGATAAAGAGACCGTCTAATATTAAAGTTAGGTATGAACAACCTAATGGTGATATAGCAACAAACAAATATATTGGTATGACTTCAAGATTGATACAACAAGAGTTAGACCATTTGAATGGAATTCTATTTTATACAAAAGCATCTGCTTATCATTTAGAACAGGCGAAGAAAAAAAGGAAAAAACTTTATGGAAATAAAAATTGAAATAGAAACTCTTAGAAAAAATAAACTGTTTATTGCTACGCCCATGTATGGCGGACAGTGTGCTGGTATGTTTACTAAGAGTGTAGCAGATCTATCAGCATTTTGTGCTAAACACCAAATTCCATTACAATTATATTTTATGTTTAATGAATCCTTGATTACTAGGGCACGAAACTATTGTTGTGATGAATTTATGAGGTCTGATGCAAACCATCTTATGTTTATTGACTCTGATATTGGATTCAATCCACAAGATGTTATTGCACTTATGGCACTTCAGTCTCAAAATGAAGACTATGATATTATTGGTGGACCATATCCTAAGAAGTGTATTTCTTGGGAGAAAATTAAAAGAGCAGTAGATAAAGGAGTTGCTGATGAAGAAAGTAATGTTCTAGAAAAGTTTGTAGGAGATTATGTATTTAATCCAAAAAGTGGTCAAAATCAAATTAAGCTATCTGATCCAGTGGAAGTTTTAGAAATTGGAACTGGATTTATGATGGTTACAAAAAATGCAATGTCTAAATTTCAAGAATCATATAAA